AGGCTTGAAGAGGTTTCAATTGCCCCAAGTATACCGTCCGATCCGCGCCAGTTTGTTGACGCAACTCTCGTCCATGGACAATTACAAGGCCCCCACGAGAGCCACTGCCGTAGGGCATGGGTGTACTCACCCGAGGTACGCTTATTATAGGCGTGCTATCGAAGGCTCCGTGGTCCGTGCCCTGAAAAACATCGGGTGCGAAGCGATCTCAGATATTGGCGGTTCCCTTAACAGGAACGTCGGTCATGCTCTGAACAATGGGATCGAGATACACATTTGTGCGCCGTTGCTCGATTCGAGTGATATGGCTCGGTGGAGCAGGCTTGAGCCTGCAATTAAGCCCGAGCTATTGTCGGATTGCGGAGTTACAGTGTGCGACAGACCGTTTCAGCGTTGCCATAAGGTGCGCAGGACGCAGGCTGCCGCGCTCATGGTCTTCTCCGACCACCACATTTCGCCTGCAGACATAGCCGACCATGTTTGGTCGCCTTTGATCGTTGTTAACCACATCTACAGACCTGGGTCTGCTCGTGATGATGAGGTTAGCTGCGATGTCGGAAAGGGCCGCGTTGTTATGTCGACGCGTGGTGGGACAGTATATAATCACGGTTACAATATGTGGGGTTCCGAGGGAACCATAGTTGGGAAGTATCGACGCATGTACTATCATCAGATATGGACATCGCCAGCCAGCGCAGGCCTTGCCGTTCCAATTGGCGTTTGGGTTTGCTACCCCATCCCCACGATTCGTGGCGTTGACGTGACCGGTTGCTTGAAGAAAGCACCGATGACCACCAATGACATATGCATCGACGTGCGGGGGGTCCGGCTCGAAGCCTTTGAGAATGCGGGCTATTACGTTATGCCGGATGGCGAGCGCTATGCCGTACCGATCATTGAGAACCTGTGCGTTCACCATGCTAAGGGTGTTTCGCACGTGGCAGGATTGTTTCGTCGTGGAATAACCACAGGAATTTACACAGAAGCGCAGATACCAGACACGTTAGTAGCTGCTGCGCTCTGTGTTAAGGTGGGAGAAAGGCTGTCTTCCAATTTGGGACCCGCGAGACGGGAGGTTTTTGATATTGCGGTACCGCATCTGGTAAACACTTTCGAAAGGAAGATTGTTGAAAGTGCAGCCGCGATCGAAACCAGGCCGGGCGCGATTGTTGCCGAGCGGCCGCCCAAGAAATTGGAGCCCTTTCGATCGGCCGGCCCACGCCCTGGCGCGCCCTCTGTTGGACGCCCAGGCCGTGGTGCCGGCAATGACAGACCGAAACAGGCTCGTTTGTTTGAGCAAACGAGTAGTCCAGCCCGTGCCGATCCCCACCGTGCACGTGGACCCGTACCGCGAAAGCATTCGGTTCCTCGACGCTCACGAGCTGCCAATCCGGAAGTTGCACAAGATGGACACCGAAGAATGGCTCGACTCGCGCCCGTGGATGACGCGAGGGAAACGCGAGGCTCTGATGGCCGCCCTGCTTGTGCCATTGCGCAAAGAACACGCGCACATCAGGGCGTTTCTCAAGTTCGAAACCGGTCTCAACGACCCTCGCCTGATATGCCCACGAAGCGACGAGTACCGGGTCAGGCTGGGGCCGTGGATAGCAGCGGCGGACGAAGTGTTGCGAGGACGTCAGTGGACGGTGCGCTACATGGACTGCCACAGCAAGGAAGGTCGCGTTTACGACGTGGCCGGACTGGAAGGAGCGAACCTGGTCCAGACGGACTTCAGCCGCTTCGACTCAACGTATCAGCGAGAGACGATGCTCCTGCGAAATCAAATGATAATAAACATGTTCGCAGGAGATACGTCGGAGTTGCGCATGCTGCTGGAGATGCAGGAGGAGTTGGTCGGCCGGTTGGGCCGCTTCTCCTTCAAGTCTCACGGGCTGGCGAGCGGCGACCCGACGACGTCCATCGGGAACACACTGATCAATCGGTGGGTCGTCTGGCGCGCGCTGGGCCCGGCTACAGAAATGCGGCCGTGGCGCTCAATCCATGAAGGCGATGATGGCCTAGTCTTCGTGCCGCCCAATGTGGACGCAGCGGGTTTCTGTCGTAAGATGGTTGAATTCGCAGCGTCCGTGGGGTTCAAGCTTAAAGCTGAACCAGGTGGCTTGGAGACTGTTGGGTTTTGTGGTCGCTGGTATATAGTTGATGGTGATATGTGCGTTAGTATGGCCGATCTTCCCCGAGCACTGGCCAAGCTCCATGTGTCGTGCGCCAACGTCCCGCATTATAGTGAGAGGTATATGCGGGGCCTCCTCCGCGCGAAAGCGCTGAGCATGTTGGCCTCGGATCGCGACACGCCCATTTTGAGTGCTTGGGTTTCTTCAGTTTTGCAGCTGACGAGACATGATAAAGCCTGTTGGGCTGACCGAGAGGTAGCCTATAAATGGGGTGGCGGTGTAGTTCAGCCCGCCGATCCGCGCCGTCGCAGCGCGTTGATCAAGTTGATCGCCGTACGGATGGGCCTGTCCGAGACCGCGATCTTAGAGTATGAAGACCACATACGCACCGTCGGTGTGTGGGGAGACCTCAAACCCTTGGACTGCTTTCAGCAGTCTAAGTGGATCCACGGCGATGCCGTGCATGGTGTTGGAGCATGTGAAGAGTTGTTGTGACGGGGCATAATAAGTTATGTCTTCCGCCGCATGGTTGAAGTGTGCCTTGGACCCTTACCACGATTATTCGTTGGAATTGGTCGGCCTTCCCGACGAAA